CTGGTGCCCGGATTCTGGCCCGGGATGTGGAGCGGGCGTTGGGCCGTGACACGCGCGGGCGGACGTTCACGAACTTCGGGTTCGACCGGTTGAAGGC